CCATAGCTGTCCTACCGCCCTGAATACCGCAACGAGTTTGTCTGGACTGCTTTCAGCGGTTGCGAACTGAAGGGCGCTCCATGACAGGCCATTTTGAAGATCTGATATGTAGAATCTATCAGAGTCTAGCTCCGATATAATAAAGTACCCGTCAAGATAGCAAATTGTTGAGGCATTTGGTAAGTCGGAATCAGTGACAATCTGAAAGTTATTCGTTGCATAAGTAAAGATGTAGACCTTAATTCCATCACAAATAGCAAGCTGCGTGTCATTCTCGGCAATCGTTACAAAACCAGATGATTGATTAAGTGATCCCCTAGAAGTCGAAGTGCCATCCGATAGCACCTCAAATAAACGGCTATCTGACACAAAGAAAGCCCTTCCATTAGAGCTAGAGAAACCGCCTCGAATAGGCCCCGTTCCGCAAGTGGCGAATAGTTCAAGTCCGGGAGTCCCGTACATAGCAGAGACCTCTTTTCCTTGCTGATCAAATACAGGGAATAGGTTAACAGACCTTTCAGCGTTGAATGGAAGGCTTCTTTGCTGATAAGTCGGTCCAACAATGCCAATTTTCATTTAAATCCACCTTGCGCTTCTAATCTCAAAAGACCCTGCATCAACAAGTGCGGGGCAATCGGCGGTTTTATTCTTTGCAACGGAAATCTTAATGTTTGCCAGAGAACTTTTGGCGATAGCTGCGGTGCTTTGAGGTATTTCTTGACCATACTCAGCCGCAATATCTACAGCCAGATTGTTAATAATGGCTCTTTCCCATCCGGGAGGAAGCTCTACCTCGTCACCAATATCAAAGTCGCTTAGTTTCTTCTGGCTCAACAGGAATAGGCTCAATCCTATGGACGGAACTGGATAAAGCCTTATTTTCGCCAGCGGGAAACCGTTGTCAAAGTTGTAAAACTCTGGAATTCCCAGTGTATTCTTTGTGATAATATCGTTGTTGTAGTTGATATCTGACATTCTGCCCAAGGCGTAGTCAGTATTTCCCTGCCTTACATAGGCAGCCGAAATAAACAGTGGGCGCGTTGTATTAAAGTCCCCTCCGGTTCCTATAGTATATTCAGCATCCCCTGAGTTTATAGTGAAAGTCTCCCAAGCGCTTGCATAAACCATAAGAGATTCATTTGACCATGAATCAATGAGGGCATTTAGCGTATCAACGCCATCTTGGGTTTCATCAGCAGAAGGCTCCTCATCTTTGGTTATGACACCAACTTTCTGAAGAGCCTTCTTGACGATGTTTCTTGCCGTAGCCATTAACTTAGCAATCCAGATAGCTTACTTTGCGTGTCTGCTAGGCTCTTATCAATCAGGGCCTTATTTTTAGTAGCCTCAGCAACTTGCAAAGAAATATCCGTGACCTTTTGTTGAAGTTTAGCATAGGTATCTTCTGCATCTTTAACTTTAGCGCTTGCTGCATCCACGATCTTTTGAGCTTCAGCTTTCGCTTTCTCAATAATTATGGCTGCCTCTTGTTCTTTCTTAATAACCGCATCGCTTGCACTAGATGAAAGCTCTTCAAGGGAAGATTTTTTCTTCTTAACATCATCTACCAGCTTGTCGCGCTCGGATTTAAGTGAATCAATGTTATCTTTTAGCTCTTTTTCGTAACCAGCTAGCCCTTTTAGGTTGTTAAGGAAGTCAATCGCCCCCTCATACACCTTGCGATTATTCAGTTCTTTCTGAACAATCAACTGTAGCTTTTCAATTTCATTGAGATTCATTATACTGGCCCTTTCGCGCAAATAATCGCTGTTAGTGACGTAGATCCATCCCCAGCAGTGACGTTTGGTCTAATGTAGCGCGGGTTCTCAATAATCTGTTCCCCCAGTGCCGCACCTACAATGGTGTTTGCAGAAGGATCAGTTAAAGTAAACCAAATAGCGCTTGATGGGGCTGTAATGACGCGAGGATCGTTAGATCCCTGCATAGTAATAACACCACCAGTCCCTGCTGTTCCGAAGATCTGTACGCATTTATCAGATAATCTAGCGCCGTTTTCATAAGGCTGGCCAGTGTCACCATTAGCCATAGGACCCCATGTTACTATTTGGACGTTACCTAAATTATTAGATGAGTTGTTAATAATGGCCATTATTCACCTACCTTTGGTTTCTTAGCTTTCGGTTCTTTAGGCTCTTCAACTTTAGATTCAGTTTCAGCAAGTTCCCAACCAAGCGCCAAAAGCTCGTTGGTAAACTTAGCATCCACTTCTTTAGTTGCGTCACCTTTGATAAACTTAGTCATGTTGTGACCTCCTAAACTCTAATAACAGTCATTGATCCGTTAGCAAGAACAACCGTGTCAGTGCCGTTTGAGGCGTTCTGCGCTGCTTGAACGACAAGTGTACCCGCTGCGTTTACGACTACCGTGGCACTCAACTCTACCAAAACAGCCGCAGATGTTGCCCCAACTCCGGTGTTTAAACCCGATGTCGTGGTTGCTACAGCAAGTGCCGAAGCTGTCATGATCTTAGCAGTAATGTTGCTTGATGTTAGAGTTAGTGTGTCAGACGTGTTAAGGGCGACCTTAATACCACCAGAAGCTCCTGCCGTACATGGGAGTACAACTCGGACAACGTACGTTCCGCCAGCAACAAGTGTCGCGGACAGGCCAGTGATTGATTCGAGCGTAGTGCTAGCATTTTTGGTTAGGGCAGATGTTACCGCAGATGCTTGGGTTTTTGCATATAGCTCTGTGAAGTTCGAATTTGTCTGCGTGCGGAGTTCATAATCAAATGCGCCTTCGTTTACTAAATTTTCTCTAGTCATTTTATATTCCTTTTAAAAGAGGGGGGAAGGTTTCCCCTCCCCCACATTGTTTAAGCAAGCACACAAGCCCATTCTGGACGAGGAGCCGCAAGGCCGCCCAAAATATCTAGACGTAAGACCATTGAACGCTTAACCTGATCCCAGTCATAGACTACAGCGATGTTGAAACCTTTGTAGCTATGTTGGCCAGCGAATTCAGCGTACTTAGGCATTACCAACGGAACTGTTGCTAATCGGAAAGCGCTTTCATGGTAAGTGATGTTCTTAGTGAAAGCCTGAGAAGCAGAGCCGAAGAAGGTGATAACCGCAGTAGACTGAGGGAAAGCATCCACGTTCTGAAGTGTTCCGGTTGTATAGATAGCCGGAGCAAAACTTACAGTACGTGTAGTAGCCGCTTCACCAGCAACATCAGCAGTCACAACGAATTGCTGAAGGGAAGGGTAAACTTTACGAGTCTGAGGGTGTACAGCGTACACGCCAGCGATTGTAAAGATCTGACCTTTCTTCAAAGTACCCGTTGGGTTAGTGATGCCAGCCATAACGATAGAGCTTACACCTTGAGTGCTTAAAGTTGCGTTTACAGTCACGCCAGTAACATCGTTACCGTTCGTGTGAGATTGCAACATTTCGCTTTCGAGCCACTTGAATCCATCAGCTTGACCGATATAACCCTGCTTGTACTGCTCGGAAATCTCGGTAGATGATTGGAAAAGACCTTTGCGAGCGTTTACTGCTGAACGACCTGCTGTAGAGTCAAACAGGAAGAATCTGTTGTCGTCTTTAGGGCAGAGCATTTTGTTCATGTATTCACGCGCCTGAAGAACAAGATCAGTGTCGAAAACTGTCGTTCCGGGCGTACCAACAGCGTTGAAGATTTTGTTAGTAGCTTGCAGAAGAACTTTGTTTTCGAAGTCATGAGCCATAGTAACGGCTGCTGGCTTGATTACACGCTCCATTAACTTTTTGATATCAAGATCTGTCGCAAATTCCAAAGTGTTAACTTCGAAGGCTTGAGAAGAAACGATATCAAGAGTCATAGGAACGGTTGTTTCAGTGATTGTTCCGATTGTACCAGTTTGGTCGAATGTAGAAGTCGGGGCACCGCGCAATGGAAGGTTGATATAAACTGTTTCACCAGCTTTATAGTCATTCTTACCATCGTAGTCGGAAGCATCGGCTTTGTCGATTGTCTTACAGAATTGAAGGTTGTCTTCAAAGATTCCTGCTGCGGCTTTGGCGATAATGCCTCCGACGTCTTTGACGTTACTAATTACGTTAACCATTGTTTTTTACCTTTTGTTATAGATTCCAATGCTTCATAAGGTCTTTAGCGTCCATTGAAGCAATGTCTCTGGTTGATTTACTAGTACCCCTAGCCGCTGATAGCGGTTTTGGCGCACCACTTGTTTTCTTTTGCTGTAGCATCTGTTTCCCTCTTATTTCGGCTTGCGTTAAGTAAGACGCCGCCATTTGAGGTGACATTTGCGCTACACGCTCCAACATTCCTTCTTTAGCTAGGGCATAAAAGGCGGCAGGTGCATCATCTAACTCAAGAAACAGTCTCTCGACTGCCGGACTTGCGTTATCTAAAACATCACCATACTCTTCCACCATCTCTGCAAATTCAGGAGTGACTTTGATATACTCGCTTGCTTTTTGTGCAACGCTCGTTTCTCTTTCCTGAACCCACTGCGCTTGCTTTAGCTGTTCGGGTGTTGGTTGATTGTTCTTTGGAAGCTGATCTTTGATCTCGTGCATGATCGTAGCCTTCAAATAATCGCCGTAATTGTCAAAGTCTTCCTCACGAGGAGCGCCTTGAGCCTGTTGATTTGGCGTATTATTAGTTGGTTGCTGTTGCACTTGAGGTTGAGGCGCATACTTGCGTAGCATATCAACTTCAGCTCTTAGTCTAGCAATTTGTTTATCGCGTCTGCTTAACGCGTTTACTGCCTTCTTTGGAAATGGGGTTTCGACAGCATCTGGGGCTTCATTGGCCTCAGTCGCTTGTGATTCCGTCTCATTTACCGCAGCGGCGGGTGCTTCAACTTCAGCATTGGTTGCAACAGATTCCTGTGCATTAGCTGGGGCGAGCGTATTTGTCTCCATAGTTTAGTCTCCTTGGTAGTATGCGGCTTGATTGCCAGCAATTGGTGGGGGTGTGGCTGGCTCTTTGGCCGCCTCTATAAAAGATAGCTGTACCTCTTGCTGTTTTAATTCCAGCTCGGTACGCTTTAAAGCAAGCTCTTCGCGCTTAACTTCTGCCTCTAGCATAACCTTTTTTTCTTCAAGTTGCAACTTCAACACTTCAAGTTCGTTCTTAACCTGATCTTGCTCAACGCTCGCAGCTTCTGATTGAGCCTTTAATTGAAGCTCGGCTTGCTTGGTAGAAACATCCTCTTGAAGAGTTTCCATTTCCTGCGTTAGTTTCAGAATAACCTGCTTGGATTGTTCTAAGGCTTGGGTTAGTTGCATTTTCTCAGGGTCTTGCTCGCTCTCATTCTCTCCAAGGACATTTGGGGGAATAACGCGCTTTAATCTGTCAGACAATGCTTGTGCGCCGGGCATATCCATATATTTAAATAACAAATCTCCGGCAATTTCCATCAATTGAGGTTGTTTAGTGAATATGTCGGTGTAGAATTGTGCGGCTTCTTGACGTTGAGTTGTGAATGACGGCCCTAATTCTACCCGAACACTATATTTCCCATTGGTGAGGTAGTAATCTTGCTCTTGACCATCAACCCTTGCGCCGTTAATACCCACCAGATCGTTATTACCTTCAGGATCAATCACCCGAACTGTGCGCGGCGTGTCATAAATAGCCGGAAGCGCACTCACAAGAACACGTCCGACCTGTGTAATCGAACGTGCGAGGTTATCTCCGAAGTGAAATACAGCAACTTCACCCTCTACCTTTCGTGCGTTGATAGCAACGCCTGAAGATTCATTGGATCGCTGACCAATAGCCGCATTATACATGCCCATTGACGCCTTAATGTCATCAACGGACGCACGAGCTGCATTTACGATGCCAACAGGTAATTGTGGCATAGGGAGTGGGTTAGGAGGGGGCATAAACTGGCCATTTACTTCCACAGGGTTATATCTCAACACCATCGCCTTGTCAGGGTTTTGGTAATCTTCCATAAAATCTTCAGTTTGACCAACTGCCGCGATAATAGGTGACTTTGGCGACTTCATAAGGATTTGAGTCTCTACTGATTTCCAGTAGTTAAACATTCTTTGTGCTTCTTTTGACTTGCGAATAAGGCTTAATAGCTTGCGTTCGCCATCTTCCCACGCCTCCTCACCATAGACAGGGATTAAAGGAATGTATTCGCCGGGGAAGGTTGTCTCTTCAAGGATGTCAGCACCACTTAATTTGTAACGCTTAACCGTTCTACGCTCAATCATGCGGGTTTGTTCGTACTCAACACCCTCTCGGACTTCCTCAACTTGACCGTTAATGATGCCAATCTCTACTTGATTTTCTTCAATAACGAAATATTCAGCAATCGTCACTGTAGATTCATCGGTAGTTTTCTTCTCATCCACGTTGTCAGAAAATGGTATTGGATCAAATTTAGGGTATTCTTTCTTGAACTTCTCAACGGGTATATCTTCAAGAACAAAGGCGTGTTTGGCGTCACTGCCATCTGATTCAATTGATCTATAGTCTAGAAACACACAAAGAGGGTTGATAACACGGCGAATGCAAAGAGCCTGATCAAATCCTTCTCCATCATAATCATGATCTATACGAATGAATCCAATGGATGATTTGACCGAAAAGTCTAGTGCTGCGTCATATGCCTCATCAGCGCAAGAGTTGTACTCGATATCCTTGATAAGACCTGAAATTATATCTGCAGTTTCAATATCAGCACCGCCGCCATGTGGGGAAATGCGAATGGTTGGGGTGTTCATACGCACGTCATTAACGACTTGGTGAACGAACTGAGATAGTTGGTCAATGGTGATTGTCGGGAGTCCTGACTTGCGCCGGACAGTTACGGACTTTTCATCCCACTGTGCGTTTTCTTCATCGCTCAGAAAATAAAGGTCGTCACGGGCTTTGAGAAATATCTTTTCCCAGTGTTCTTTGTCGTTCGTGAACTGAGCTTTCGCTCTTTTTACAACGTCCATTCCGCCCCTAACGTTGTCCAGTGGCAGAATTGTACTTTATTTTTTTATGAAAATCAATAGGCACTCCAATGATGTGGGCGACCTTGCACAATCGGTTTTGGTTTTGGGGCATCGTGAAAGATTAAATTCTTTGAGTGAGCGACTGCAAAGGTACGGAAAGCGTCTGCGCCGTGGCTCGCTTCGTTATGGTCTGCTTCATTCATCCACATGGCGTTAGTCTTATCCCATCGGCGGCGATAGTTATCTAAGTGGGTTATTCCCTTGGATGTATTCTTTTCATCAAACACGCACTGCGGCAATAATGGCTTGCAATAGTTCATGATATCTTCCCAAACGGAAGTGGTGACGGGGATGATTTCAATCGGCCTGATCCCTGCTTGCATGGCTAGTTGCTTCGTGGTGAGGATTTCTTTACCTACAATGCGCTTGTTACCATCGTGAGGGAAAAAGTGCTTGGCGTAATTGTAACCTAATTCCCTCAGCGTGTTGGCGTAATGATCCCATCCGGCATTATTGCTTTCATGGTAGTTGATAAAGCGATTCTCTCCGTTAATTCTTTGGTAAAACCATATAGACATCATGTCGCGTGATTGGCCTATGTCCCAGAACGTATAAACAGGATGGCTTGAATCATAGGGGACGAACTTGATTTGGCTGTTCTCCCTGATCATTGCCATTTCCCGCAGATAGAAAGACCCTTGCGCTGATCCCTCAAATGCTTCATCGGGCGTTGCGGGGAACTCCTGTTTCATATCAAGGCCCATAATAAGCTCTTTCTTGTAGTACCAAGCCTTTTGCTCCGGCGTGAGATTAAACTTTGACAAATAGTCATCCATATCTTTTGGAATCACGCAAGGATCTGAAATATAATTAGGGTTATCAAACCACGGGTAGAAGTGAAACTTGGGATCAAGCGGCGTTAGCACTTTGCCAGCGTTGCGCCTTGCGATCTGGCATAGGTCATAGAACTCGCCTGATTTGCCCTCAGCGGTTGATTCCACAAATATCATCTGCCCAGCATGAACGGTGTTTAAAGCGCCCGTCTTGATCTCTCTGGCCTTGTCAGGGAACTTGGCCGATGTCTTGCCAAACTCTGATATATGCAGTTTTTGAAACGTGCCGCCACGAAGGGAGGTTCCAATAGTGATAGTTGAGCCGTTTGAAAGCTCTAGCTTCTGAGAGTTATCAGCGATAAGCAGACTGCTTTCCTTAACCCAGTCAGGTAGATTGTCATAAGCAAACTTCACTTTGTTGTCGAATAAGTCTTGCGATTCCTTAAGCCCTTGAGCAATTCCCCCGCAATTATGGTTATTTATGAATATGCAGCTATCAAGCATTAGAATCATGATGAATGTTGAGAAGCCAAGCTGTCTGGCTTTCAGGATCACGTTAAAGTGATGCATTTCTTTGTAGAACTTGGTCTGCACCCAGTTCATGCGGAACTTGATCTTGCGCCCGTCAGCGTCAATAATGCTGTAGAGGTTGTTAAGCCTCCACTCCTGATTCCTCAGTAGATTCTTTAGTTCCTGAGTTTTCTCGTCTGATTTCATCTATAATCCGCCCTACGCTGTGCTTAACGCTAATACTGCCATCAACGCGTGTGTCAACCTGATCGCGGTACTTTATCTTGTTCTTTGCTAAAAAGATAGCCGTCGGTGCGTTTCCTTGAATCTTGCCTTGAGCTATTCCACGCAGCAATGACTCTATGACCTTGTGTCCCTTGCGCTTTGACTTGTTAATCTCGTCAATAGGGAAGTCCTCGGGGAAATCCCGGATATAACGTTCTACCGTGTCCCAGTCGCACATCTCAAAGCTGGCCTGATCCCATGCGTTAGAAAGGTGTTCAAGAATAGCATGGAATAGCTCTGTGCGCTGTTCAGGTGTTTTGAACTTCATCGCGTTGCTAGAGCCAAGCGGAGCGCCTCCTTTTCCTTTAGTCTTAGCCATTAAACTCTACTCCTGTTTCTAATTTTTGGAGCGTATCGGTCGGAATTGCACCGCCCCTTTGCAACTGGTAGTCGCATGTGCCGCTATCTGCACTTGATACGCGCTTTGGATATGGTTTTGCTAGTGGTAATATCTGTTTTTTCATTTCATCATCAAGGGGCATCAAATAACGATGCTTTTGAGATCCTTTCACTATTTTCAACCCTTTTTCTAAATAAGGTATATGTGAACCATGTGACTTCCTAAACGCTCTACCATGCCACCTTTTGCCTTTGTATAAATATTCGTCCGCCGAGTTTGTCTTGCCATTATAAATCCAATTAGTTGCCTGATAAATCCCCCCATGATGGCCTTGCTCCAAATCTGCGAAGGATACAACTAGCCTCAAATCAGGATTATGCCTTTTAAGAAATAGAAGTGAAACGCTCATAATTTTAGATACATAACTTTTATGTTTCGTCATCGCAATGCGCGTTAGCTCACAGCCTTGGTGATTTTGCAAACAAAATGGCTCCACTAGTGATTTATTCGCGCCTCTGCTAAATATAACTACACCAATAAATTTACCATCTTCCCACGCGCCAATCTTAACCAACTTGCCAACAGGCATACATTTTGAATAATGCCAATTCTCACAAGCATATTTAGCTGCTTCATGCGTAGCCCAGTCAATCTTTAAAACTGGTTTATTTTTCTCTGCCACGACTGTCAAAGTCCTCCCCGCAATGTGGGCAATTAACTAGTTTCGGGTCTAATTCATCAAGCTTTCCCTGATCGTCAATTGATCCTGCGCCAAAGTTTCTATCATCGCCAATCAACGATTGCAATTCATCGTCATTAAATCCGGTCAAATCCAGATCAAAGTCTAATTCCTGCAGGTTCTTAAGCTCTAAGGCCAATAGCTCATTATTCCATCCAGCATTCAGCGCCAGCTTATTGTCAGCCAAGATATAAGCCTTTCTCTGTGTGTCGGTCAGGTGATCCAGCCTAATACAAGGCACACTATCCATCCCTAGCTTCTTTGCAGCCATTATCCGGCCATGACCCGCAATGATTCCATTGTCCTTGTCTACCAATACAGGGTTAGTAAATCCAAACTCTTTAATCGATGCGGCTATCTGACTAACCTGATCGTCTGAATGTGTACGTGCATTGTTAACATATGGCACTAAGTCACTAATTTTAATAGCAA